CTGGCTTGCGATAATATTATGTATGGTTATCGTAAATTCCCTGAAGGCAAACACATTATATTTTATCGCATCGCTGATGATAAAATTATCGAAATAATGAGAATATTGCATCAGGCGATGGATGTCTCAGGACATATCAGCTAACCCCTTTATTTGATAAAATCTGTATCCTTCGCTTGTGATTCTGACCCGCCACCTTTACGGCAGACTTTATCTGATTGCGAAGACGTAAAAGCTCGTCCATATCTACATCGGCATATTTCACCGTATGGCTGTCATGGGAAACCTGCACAACACGCTCGCCATTTTGTAGTTTGGTGATTGCGTCTTGCACGCTTTGTAAATCTGCTTCTGTGTAGGCCATATTTACCCCATGATACTGCTGCGGCTTTTCCGCTTGCGAATGTTACGACTTAAAGATTTTTGGTTAACATCATCGGAAGGTTCTGATGTATCTGCTGGCCTTGTTATTTTTGCGCCAACATTACCGATAATCTTTTCCCATTTTTTATCCGACCAATGCTCAACACCAAGGGCGATAGCTGCCGACCTTGCGTAAACACGGCAATCTAAGGCTTCGTTGCGATCGCGGATTTTCTGCCATTCACGTTTCGGATAGCCCTTAACCATTTTTGTAACAAGCTGCTCAGCCGTTAGCTGCTTAAAATATTCAGGGTTATATTTCGGAAAATGACAATATCCGCTTGGATAAACACCATCTTCATCACGAGTCAGCTTAAGCCAATGATAAAATTCCGATTTTAAAATCGAAACTCCCACAGGCCACATACGCAAGCCACGGCGAAGCCTTTTCCCACGATATGTAACGTCAACTTTACTAGGGGCTCCAAGCGGCGATACAGAACGGGTAACACCTTTAATTGCCATCACCCGTGCGCTTGGCTGTTTACGCACCCAGTTATAAACTTCCTGTGTGGCGTAACCTGAGTCAATTGCCAGCATCATTATTTGTAAGTCAACACCGCTTGCATGGATGAAACTTTCCTGCATAAGTGCTGATAACTGGTTCCAGATTTCAGGACGGGCAGGATCGCCGTAAAATACCCTGTAATCTATAGACCAGCTTTGTTTGTCTTTGCCCCATGCGACTATTTCAACCTCGATGCGGTCTTTTTGGATATCTGCGCCTGCTGTTAAAATAAGGCCGTCATCAGGTATGCATCCGATTTTGTAATCTTCTGCACGTTCGGATAAATGCTCCCAGTCCGGCGCTTCACCTTTATCAACCCAGGTTTCGCCAAGTACGGTATTAACCCATACCTTTAAAAGTTCTTCGTTTTTCTTTGCAACAAGGAACCTGTCAACTGCATCATTCCAACTGAACCACCCCACAGGTGAATACAGGCTGGATAAATGAAAACCTGCAATTTTAGTTATCTCAGGACTTCTTGCCCGCCACTGACCGCGCTCCAGCATCCATGTTTTCTGATGGTTTTTTATGCCATAGCCACAATGCTCACATTCATATCTGGCCGTGGAAGGATCGTCATTGTCATATTTTACTTGCGTCCATTTCAGTATCTGGTGTTCCTTGCACTCAGGGCATGGAAGCCAGAAAAACCGCTGGTCTGAATTATCAAAATCCCTTTCAATGCGGCTCAAACCCTGAATGGTAGGGGTAGAAACCTTTAAAATCTTGCGCCGTGAGAATGTACTGGTACGGCGTATGGCAAGAGATATCGGATCGCCTTCGCCATTTACATCCAAAGGATACGCATCTTCTTCATCCAAAAATAAATAACGTACAGGCATAGAACGTAAGCCCACAGCACTGTTAGCGCCGGTGATAACAACAATTCCGCCCGGAAATTCTTTGCTCTGAACCGTGTTGCCGGAATCTCTCGATCTTGGATCTTTTACTTTTTCACGTATTGCAGGCGTATCTTCAATAAGAGGCGCAAGCCTGCCTTTACTCCAGCGCTTTGCCATCTCAACAGTTGGCTGCACTACAAGCATCGGCCCTGGCGCCTGGTCAATTACATAACCAACCCAATTATTACCGGCCTCAGTGCCGCCGATTTGAGCGCCTTTCATGAATATTACCTCTTCAACTTCCGAGGAAGGAGAAAGGCAATCCATCAATTCTTTTAAGTAAGGCGTGCGTGACGTTCTAAAACGCCCGGGTTCTGCCGATGCAGTTTGCGATAAAACTCTGTATTCATCAGCCCACTCGGACACCAGCAATAAAGGATCTGGTCGCAGTCCGGCATTAAAGCTCTGGTTATAAATTGCAGCTACATCATTCATTGGAAAGCTCCTCTAAAACCATGCGGATTTCTTTTGTCATGATTTCATGGGCTTTTTTCTCGTCATTGCAGGTAACCATAACTGATGCCAATCGATCAGGGATATTAAGGAGACCGTCACGAACAACTCTGGCTTTGTTAAACGCAGCAGCTTTTACCTGCTCAGCGTTGATTAATTCTCCTGTTTCTGCCTGCGCCCGTGCCTGTAGTAATTTTCCCTTTTCAATTTCATTTTTAATGCGTGTTTTTAAAAGCAAAGTAGACAAGTCAGAGCTGTCACCACTGCTGCTTACAGCAGGTGCTGCCACTCGAATCTCTTCCTGGCTTTCAGATTTACGCTTTTGATCGATTAGTGGATTGCGAATAGACTCTAAAGCCCTGTCCGCCTGCTTAGGGTTTATTTTACCGTTATAATTTTTTACTGTTCCGTTTTTAACTAGCTGGCTGGCATATTGTCTGGAAAAGCCATGTCTTTTTGCCCACTGAGATTGTGATATCAGTTCCATGCTGTTTATTTATGCCATTTGACTATTGCGTTACCTATTAATTCTGGAATAAACGGCACAACTGCATTACCAAGTGCGACAAGACGTTTTTTGCGACTGCCGCCATCCGTCCATCCGGCAGGAAAACCCATTAACCATTCCACCCAGTCAGGGTTTAATCTTCCGTCTTTGAGTCTTGGGATGTCAGGCTCAACTCCCCATTGCCCAGTTCCTCGGCTGCGACAGAACATGCCAATCTCTTCTTGTGTGAGTATTTGGCAAGCTGTTTCAAATCCCCCGTATCCTTGTAATCCCTTGCTGTCGGGGTTGGCCATTTTTTCATTCGTGGCGGAGTTATACTGCCCTCTATCATGGCTTCGGCTTCTTCCACCGTTAATTCTCCGGCCTCGACTTTCCTTCGAAGCGTTGTTATCTGCCCCTCTGATGCCCATCTTCCTTGTGCTGTCGGAGTCGGCCAGAATTGCTTCGCCGTTTTGTAATTCTGTCCGATCTTTTTCTTTTCCAGATCCTGTTTTGTGTAAGGAAAACTCTTCTCCTGCAGTAATGTTTCCGCTAATGACGGAGTCCGCAGTACATTCCTGCCATCCTTTCTTACCATTTTCTCTGGTGGCCGTGCTTTTGTTGTGCTCGCATCCCTTGTTGTTGGGGTAGGAAATATCTTCACCGCCGATTCCAGACAAGGCGTATGCCTGCGTCTTTCCGCCGGACAGTCCGATGTGGCCCTTGCTGTTGGAGTAGGCAATAATCCAGATGCGATCCCGTCTGTGAGGAGCGCCAACGGCGGAAGCTGGAATGCAATGCCACTGTGCATCATACCCGATCTGCCGGAGATCCTGCAGGACGGTGATAAGTCCGCGACTACGAAGGTTCGCCACGTTTTCGATAATTGCGTAATCGGGGCGCAGCTCATCTATCAGCCTCCAAAATTCCTTCCACAAGCCTGAACGGCTACCCTCAATTCCAACTTGTTTCCCCGCGCAGGAAATATCCTGACACGGGAAGCCGCCAGCAATTACATTTACAGAACTGATTCCGCTTCTAAGCAGGCTTTCTGCATTTAGCGTGCGAATATCTGTAAATATTCTGCTATGCGGCCAGTGTTTACTTAAAACATCCTGCGCAAATGGTTCAATTTCGCAGAAAGCTGCTGTTTCCATTCCTGCATTTTCAAGACCTATAGAAAATCCCCCTATGCCGGAGAAAATATCCAGCACTTTCAAGGGTTCTTTCATCTATATAACCTGTTGATATTTAATAGTTATTTATCATTAATTGACTTGATTAATGTTGCGTTTCGCGGCATCATGTACATATAAGCCGAGGAGTTAAAAAATGGATAAAAAACTAGAAAAATTATTAACCAAAATAGCCAATGAGCACCTTAATATAGAAACCCTTGAGGCTCGCAATAGCGACAGACTGGATTTTTATGACGGCGTTTCTGCACTAAGCGTTAAAGATGCTTTAGAGGCAGCTTATCTGGCCGGTCAAAATCAATCTAAAAACAGGAGCTAACATGGCTAATCCAGCAACAAGAGATCAAATTATTACCGCTCAGGCGAAAACCATTTTTAAAATTATGAATAAAGCTATGTCAGCCGCAGCTTCTGCAGATGATAGTGCAGATAAGGGGGAAATGAACATAGCCTTAAGTTACCTTATGGATTTGGTTACACTTACAGATAACGTAAAAACCCTTGCTGAAGCCACACTAACAATCGAAAAAATCTTTAAAGAATAAGGGAGGCCGACATGCCATTAATCAACGAACAAACACAAAATAATTACGATGCCTTCATAAAAGGGCTAACAGAGTTATCCAAAAAACACGGGGTAGCACTTAATGTTACCGGTGGCGTTTATATATACGAACCGGAACTTCTAAAAAACATCAAATACACCAACGATTTATCCAGCGGTGATATTTCTTACAACCTTAATCAGGAGGCTTAAACCATGCCGTCAGTTATTTTCTCACGCAAACCGGCTAACCTTGAAGAGCTTGCTATCACAGAGGTTCAGGTAGCTGAAACTTTAGAAATATCCCAAGATGAATATGATTATTTTGCTGCCAATATGCTTGCCAACCATGAGTGGCTGCAGGGTAAAGGCGGCTATATAGGTGATAAGCGTCAGGTTATTGAATTAAAAGCACCAGACCGCATCACGCTTTATGTTGATCCTCAGGGTTCTAATTATGGCCGTTATGTTGGGCTGGCGGTTTCCTGAACCGCCTTCTTACCTGTATATTCTTCCCAACGTTTAACAATTACATCACAATATTTAGGGTCAAGTTCCACCAGCCTTGCTGACCTGCCGACTTTTTCAGCTGCAATCATGGTTGATCCTGAGCCGCCAAACGGATCAAGGATTATATCACGGCTCTTGCTGTTATTTTCAATGGCACGCTGCACCAGTTCCACCGGCTTCATTGTCGGGTGAATGTCGTTGCTGTTAGGGCGTTTTATATTCCATACGTCACTTTGATTGCGGTCTCCGCACCAGTAATGCTTCTGACCTTCAGGCCAGCCATAAAGAATAGGCTCATACTGCCTTTGATAATCAGCCTTGCCCATAGTGAAATGGTTCTTTGACCAGATGATAAAGGTAGACCAATGGCCACCGGCTTCAGTAAATGCCTTATGCAGGTTATGCAGTTCCGATGAGGACATGCAAATGTACAAAGCACCTTTGCACACCTTAATCATGTTCTGGCAGGTGCTAAGCAGGAAGCCGTAAAAATCAGCACCAAGATTATCATTCATAATTGTACGGCCCGGCTTACTGCCTGCGTAATTTTTATGCCCATCTTTACCGCGCAAGGAATCTTTCATTGTCGCACCGTAATTTACATTATAAGGCGGATCGGTAAAAACCATATCAGCAAGTGATCCGGCCATGAGTTTTTCAATTGTCTCCAGCGATGTTGAATCTCCGCATATAAGGCGATGATCGCCCATTAACCAAATATCACCTGGTTTTGTAACAGGTTCTTTTTCATTATCAACATCAGGTGTTGCATCATCATCGGTCAGGCCATCCTGCGGTTCCGGCTCTAGTAACCTTTCTATGTCGTCAAAATCAAATCCGGTAAGATCAAGGTCAAAATCAAGATTTTGTAAATCCTGCATTTCCAGCTTTAAAAGGTCTTCGTCCCAGTCAGCCCAATTAGCTGATTGGTTGGCAAGCAAGCGAAATGCTTTTATCTGCGCATCTGTCAAGTCATCTGCCAAAACAACAGGCACTGTGTCAAGTGCCAGTTGACAAGCTGCCTTGAATCTTAAATGGCCGTCAACTATCGTTCCGTCACTTTTTGCGACTATCGGAATCCTGAATCCAAACTCACGAATTGCGCCGCACATTTTATCTACGACACCATCATTTTTCCTTGGATTCCGTGCGTAAGGCACAAGTTTATCCAGCTTCCAATTTTCGATTGTAAGTTTGGTCATTTTTATAATTTTATGATAATTTTTATAGCGATGCGGTTTGCCGTAAACTGATTGTCACGGCAATATTTTGTCAAGTAGTGTCAAGTAGATTAAAAAGTCTGACGCTAGGCAGGTTTCGGGGTTTACCCACCCGCATTTCTCGAAGGCCACGGAGTAACTAATTTTT